TTACTTGTTCTCCAAATTCTTCTCGATAGCTTCCAGGCGGGTGCGTACGTCGTCCCAGTTGTCCTTGTCGTAGGCGATGACTTCCGCAAGGGTCACGACGGACCCGGCGCCGGAGCCCTTGCGTTTGGCGCCGAACGCGAAGATCGACTGCACCAGCCCTTTGACCAGCGCTTCGATGTTCACCCCGCGGTCGCGGTTGTTGCCGATTCCCCACGCGAGGCTGCCGGCCACGCCGCGGCGTTGGCGGTAGTAGGTGTCCATGTAGGTGTTGAACTTTTCCTGGCTCATGAGAAAGACCTCCAGATCATCAGTGAGCGCGGCGGCCACGGCTTGATCCCATTGGGGGATGCCGCCGAAGTATCGGTTCACGTCCAAGGGGCCGCCGTAGCCGGGGAGGATCGTGTTGTCGGAGTACTGCCAGAGGGCGACCTTCCAGCCCGGTGCGGGAGGGATGTGGGAGAAGTCCGTGGCGTAGCCGCTGCGGCGCGCCGCGCTGCCATACCAGGACAGCCACATGGGTCTGCGGAACGAGCCCCACGATGTGTGTGCCGCGGCTGTCTGACGTTGGTACACGACGACCTGGGATCCGGTTTTCTTCTCCACGTAGCGGATCCAGTCGATCGCCCAATCGGCTCGGTGATTCCAGGCGTCCTCTTCCCAGTCGAGCACCGGCACCGCCCCGGCCTTGATTGCCTTGGCTGCAGCCTTGAGGAAGTACTTCGCCTGAGTGTCCGAGTCCGACTGGCTGACCCTCGCGTAGTGGTACGCGAGGGTGCGACGGCCCAGCTTCTGCGCCTGGTTGATCTGTTCCTTGAACGTGGGCGAGGTGAACCCCGCGCCGTCGGTTGCGAGCACCCCGACGAAATCCGCCGGCACCCTCGAAAGGTCAATGCCCTTCTGCCAGTTGGACACATCAATGCCGTTACCCGGCAGCGTGACTTTCTGCGCCACCTCGGCCGGGGTGGTCTTCCCGCCATAGCCACGCTTGTCCGCACCGGTGTAAACAACCTTCTCCCAGCGCGGTCGAAGCCACCCGATCACGTCCCCAACAGCCGGATCCCCGATGTACCAGAACGTTGCCTTGTGCGCGGGCTTAACCGAGTACCGGTACTTGTAGGTAGGTGGCCACAACTTCGCCGGCTCCGCCGCGCCATCCTGCTGCACACCCGTCTGTTGGGTCGACGTACGAGAGTCCACAACGAACGTGTGACCGTAGTACTTCCCATCCCACAACGGCGCCGCGCCCCGGTACACCGCGATGTCACCCACGCGAGGCAACAAATTCGGGTTCTTCGGGTCGTTATAGATCTTGTGGAAGTACGCCGTTGAAGCATTCGTGATGTGATCAATGGCGTTCCCGTACCTCAATGTCTCCTGGTACGGACGCCCGAACAACGTGACGCTGTTCGATTGGATCGCCGCGGAGCACTGATTCCCGAACTCATTCGGCATCGACCTGCCCACTGCAGTCGCCAACCACTCGAGCTGCTCCGCGTCGGCCTGGGCCTGCGACTTGCAATACGTCACCACCGCGGACCTCCTATCCCCCGCAAGTGCGGGCATGAAAAAACCCCGCGGTGCGCGGGGCTTAGATGTTTGTGATGTCCGGGGGCGGTGGTGGATCCTCGGAGAGCCGGACAATATGCCACCGTCCACGTATGTCGAGGATCCATTCCCCCTGGATCGTGTTGATGCGGGTGACGTGCTCGAACTTCGCGCCAAGTTCTTTCATCTGGTCCTGTAGCGTGCGCAGGGATCCCCGGTCGCTGTCGGAGATAGCCAGCGCTTGGCGCGCGATCCATAGCGCATCTCTATCTGGTGCCGGCGCAGCCACCGTCTCCACCGCTTCCACTTGCTCAGATTTGGGGGGTTTGTCTTTTAGAACATGGCGGATGACTAGCATCACGACGCCGCCGAGACCGCCCGTTCCAAACACTGCAGTGAGGACGGTCGTTGCGTCGGAGGATCCAGCCCACTCCCAAAAACCCATTACGCCCCCTCCGCTTGTAGTCTCCGCAGCGCGTCCGTGGTGGCCCGTCGGGCGGTGATCTCCTGTCGTACCTCGCGTTCCAGTGACCACAGGAGGACCGCTTTCGACGCGGCACCGAGGGTTAAAGCGGTCATGATCACAAGAGAGAGCGTGGACCCCATTCGCCCGTTGCCGTACACAGCGACAGCGGTGGTGCCCCACCCGAAAGCGAGCATCAGCCACCCAGTGCGCTCGAGCAGGATCGTGGTCAGCGGCGCGAAAGCGTGCTCACGTACCCGGCGCACCAGCACCCCCAGAGCGGTGACCACTCCCCCGCCGATGAGCAGCACGGCAATCACGACCTGCACCCACACGGGGATCGAAGCCAGCGAGTATGAGGCCAACCATCTACCGTCCGGCACTAGCGCGTCCGTGGCGATCAACCCACCACCCACCATTGCTAATGCGGAGTCCCGCAGGGAGAGGATATTAGCTCGCGCCCGGTCCCACAGCCACGGCGGGTCATGACGGGCGCGGGGAGCGTGATCAGGCATCACTGACCCCCAAGCTCGACCGCCAGCTCGGCCGGGTCACCGCCGGCGGCCTCGTACTGCTCGGCGAGCGCCCGGATGTCGGTGGGGATTCGGGCGAGGTTGCGGCGGCGTTCCAGCTCGGACATGAGTGCGACTCGTGTTTGTTCGAGCTGGGCGTCAGTGAGCTTCGAGTAGTCAGTGGTGGCCATGGTGTGTCTCCTTCGGGTACGAAAAAAGCCACCGTGTGAGGGTGGCTTGTGTGGTGCTTTTAGACCGTGCGGTGTAGCCGGCCGTGCTCGTCTAGATTGTCGCGTTGGCGACGGTCAATTGATAAGGCGATAACACCGAAAGGTGCCCGGCATCCCGCTGGGTCGCGATGTGATCGAGTATCCGGGTGAGAATTGCGGTTGTAACGCGGCCAGCTCGGTCCAGTGCTGAAGGGTGCATCATGAACTGCAGCCCAGTTTTGTTAGCGATCGCGGCGGCGATTTGGTTACTCGCTCCGGTCGGGCTGGACGCTGCCGTGGTGTCTAGCGTGTAGTGGCTTGATCCCTGGCGGAGCCGTCCATCGAGAACACGATGTGATGTACCAGCCATGTATCCCGCCGAAACGGCGTGATGTTCCAGGATGATCCGGCCAGCTTCCGTTCCGAAAGCTTCGGGGCGGTCGCCTCCATTGAATCCCGCGTACCCTCCGACACCCACACCGGCCGGGGCGAACCCGTAGATTTTCGCGGAAGGGATCTGAGCTTCCAGTTCCCTTTTGCCCCCGACAATCACCTCATCGAGTTCGTCCATGGGATGATCCGAATGATCAATGCCGTGATTCCACACCTCGCATAGTCCACCGGTGGCCCAGTAGTTCACCACCCCGGCGTCCACGCCGGCGTTCTCTGCCAATCCCCAAGCGCGGGAATTCAGCACGAGCGAGTACGGCAATCCGCGGGCTTCCAGTAGGGGCCGGATCTTAGCATTGAAGTTTGCTAGCCCATGATCAAAACGCAGTGCTACAGCACCTTTGCCACCGGTGCTCACGACACCCATAGCATGAGTGAATTCATCCTCTCGAACCTCGTGCACGAATTCAGGGCGGTCGGCAGTATTCATCAGTCCCCCTCGAAAATAGTTGACTTCTACGGGCATATCAGGGCGGGCTCTAGATCGTACGAAGGCGCGCATCCTGGACCGTGACGGTCCCGCCCGAGACCCGTGTGATGTTCACATCAATCGATGACCCGAGCGCGGTACCGGCCGGGATCGTGGCGGGCTTGTAGATCCACTGCGTGGACGCCGTCAGGGTCACGTTCCGTGTGGTGTTCAGCGCACCGCCGGCGGCCGTGAGGTTGATACGGACGATATCGCCGGCCGTGCCGCTGACCTTCACCGCGAGCTCGACCGGCGCGCCACGAGATCCGGCGAACGGATTGATCGTGAGCTTGTGTGTCAGCGGGCGAAGCCCCGAAGTGGACGCGGCGCCTCCACTGATGCTCCATTCGGCACTGGCCCATTCCGGTCCAATGGGGGGAAGCATGTTCACGCGGTGGCTACTGGACGCATTCGCGAAAGCCATACCCGTGGCAGTGAGCGCCACAAGACGCCCCGCCTCGCGTTCCCCGGCGATCCACCCCATGGCCTGATCCAGGGTCGCACTGGTCATGTGCCCTGCCGTGTCCAGTTTGCTGGGGTGGAGCATCAGAGTGATACCCATGCCGGCGTTTTGTGCCTTACGCACCATATCCTGGACCTGGGCGAGCGTGTACGCCTCGATGGTCACGTGGGACTGCCCTATGGTCGGCTCACCCGTGAGGGGCTGCAGCCACCCGCCCGTGCCACCGTAAGCCGCGGCGTAGCGTTCGAGGATGAGACGGCCAGCGTAGGTGTCCGCGAACAGACTGGCGTAAGCGCCGGCGTTGAGACCACCGAAGTCCCCGCCGCCCGGGAACGTCCACGCGTCCACCACGACCTGACCCACGAGGGACTGTAAATCATCAGCCCACGTGTAGACGTTGTCGAGGATCGCGGGATCCGTCGCGGAATCCGAGTGGGTCCGCGAGTGCGAGGTGACCTCGGCGGCGTCGTTGAGCGCCCACGCCTGCAGGTCCGCGCCAGTGACCGTTGAGCCGTCAAGGTTTGTCTTGGATACGGCCCAGTAGCCGGGCAGCGCGTGCTTACGCAGTAGCGGCAGCACCTTGTCCCGTGCTGCGTCGTGGCCGTCATCGAAGCGCAGGGCCACGGCACCCACACCGCCAGTGCCAGCGCCGCCCAGCAGCCGCTTGCGGGCAGCGTCCACGCGGGCGGTACGGCGGATTGCCGACATCCCAGGAGAGCCAGCAGCAGAGGATTCAGGGGTGGGTGCGGGGGTGCTCACGGTCCCTGACGTTACCTGCTCCCACGCGCCCCACACAGACCCTGCCGCGACACGACGCCAGATGCCCAGCCCGGGCGATGTTGGCCAGTACGTTTGCGACCGGTCACCGCCGGCCGCGTACAGAGTGCGGACTTCCAGTTGCCCGGCAGACTTCACCGGGTACCCCAGCTCCGGGGTAGCGCCGGAGCTGTACCTCTGGAACCATGTGCCCTCATCGATCACTTGATCCAGATGGGTGGACCCAATGATGCCGCGGTTGCGGATCGAGGAGTCAACGCGTTCCCACGCGGACCACTGGAAGTCTGCGCCGCGCTTACGCCGCCAATTCCCGCGGCCAGCATCAGCGGAATACGTCTGCCAAATGATTGACCCTGATGAGACGGCAGTAAGAAACCCCGACGTCGTGATGGGGTAATGCAGGTCAGTCGTCGCGCCGGACGAGTACGGCTGCTGCCAGAACCCCTCAGCCACATCATCAAGATCTTTCGACCCTAGATTGCCGCGGTTGGTCATCGTGGACGTGAGCCGGACCCATTCCCCCCAGAGGTAGGCCACGCGAGCGCGGTGCCAGATACCGGTGGTGCCGATGAAGGTCTGTCGGATCTGATTGTCCGGGTCCGAGACGGTGGCCACCAGGACTCCGGTGATGTTCGCTTGAGGGTAGTTGCGCGCCTCGGTTGCGTTGCCTTGATAGGGCTGCGACCACAGGCCGCGGCCAATGTCATTGAGATTCTGGGTGCCGAGGATCCCCTCGTTCTTGAGAGCCTTACCGTCCAACACCCCCAGAGCATCGCTAATGACCTTGTCCTGAACGTCCGCGTACGTCTTCGCCGAGCCCAGAGCTTGCTGATCGCCCGTAGTGATAGCTTCATGGATGGATTGGTCCAGGTTGTCCCTATTCAGGGCAATGGCTTTCAGCCCCTCGACCAGCTGCGTGAACGTCCCTGACGCCCCGAGCCAAGCGTTGCCGCCCGGGGTTTCCTGAAGGTCGTATGCCATGTGTGTTTCTCCTATCGGCTCAGTGGTGCGGCATCGAGTGCCGCAAGTGTTTGCCCGGACCACAGGGCCTCGAACTCCGCCAGCGTCTTACCTGCGTGCCAGGTGTCGAACTCACCCAGCGTCGGGTAGGCCGCATCGACCTTCGTGACGATCAGGGACACGGTCATGGTGTGCTCACCGGCCTTCACCGACTGATCCACCCCGCAGATCACACCGGTGATGGACAAGCCCGTGATATCCGGGTCCTGGACCTGGACTTTGTCCCCGAGCTGCAAACGCGGGTCCGGGCGGATCGGAATGGACTCGAACACCGGCAGCGGGTCCGCCGTGGCCTGCGCGATCTCATTCGCCAGCGCCAGCGCATCCGCCCGATACTGAATGAACCAGCTGGCGTCGTGGGTGAGATCCGTGGCCCACGACGGGCCCGTGATCCCCGGCGTGACCTCTTGGTCCGTCCACTTGCCCTTACCCATACACCGCAGCAAAGGCAGCCCACGGGACCGGTACGACTTTTTGATCGCCGAGGTATCCTCCGACCGCGACTGAGTAATGACACGGTCCACGTTCGGGGGCATCTTCGGGATCGACAGGGTTGTGCGCCACGCACGCGTACCCACCAGCTCGAAAGCCATGCGGTAATCGGCGGCGGAACCGTCAAAGAACGCGTACTCGTCGCCGTCCTTGTTCAGCCCCGTGAAGCCAATGAAGCTACCCTCACCCGAATTGAACTTGTCCGCGTTGAAGTCGCTGAGGATCGTGCGCGGGGTGGAATCAACCATCAGCCATTCCTCGTCCTCCGGCGGCTCGATCAGCACCTCCTGGTCCTCGCCCTCCCGCAACTCCTCCTTCTGGCCCTCATAGGCCACCAGAGTGGAGCGGCGGGTAATAGACACTGCCGCGTCCCGGTACTTGACCGTGACCTTCCGGCGCGCGTCCTGGGAGTCCGTGGACCACGACAGGCCCAGCAGATCCCGCCTCGAGGTCAGGGTCTTCACCACCGACCCGGACAGCAGAGAGGCTCGGTCACGGTACTGCAACCGCCCGTCCTCATCGATCCACAACGCGGAGATCTCCGCCTCCGCCTGCGCCTTCAACAGCTCACCCGCCGACCGGGTCGTCAGCCCCGGCACAAGGATCATGTTCCGCAGCGGAGTGGACGGACGGATAGCCGCGGTACGCGACCACGACGACGCCGGCGACAACGACGAGAACGACACCTGCGCCCCCGCGATATAGCACCCCGCCGGAGCGTAGACCCGCACCTGAGTGATCGGGGCAGTGAACATGCCCGCCGTGGACAACGGGGTGGCCGACCCGGTCGCTGATGCGCCCGTGTCCGTGGTCAGCTCCACCGTCAGCGAGGCTGATCCAGATGGCCGGAAACGCGCCGTGACCGTCGTCCACGCCCCCGCAGCGGTGGGAGTAATGAGCGCCATGTTGGTGACGGTGCCGTCAGCGGCGATCATTTGCGCCCGGATCTCACGAGACCCAGTGCACGCCACGCGCAGCATGTGCCCGGACGCCCAATAAGCCGCCACGTACGACGACAGGGACTGCGTCCTGCCGGCCATCATCGTCAGATTCAGCGGCCTGGCCGACGTGATGCCCGCGTTGTACGGAGTGTTGTACGGGTCCGGCTCATACATGGCATAAACATTCGACATCGTCAGCCACCCGTCCGGCTCACGCGTCGCGCCGGGGTGGTACTTATGCCAGACCCCGACGTTGTCTCCACGGTAGGAGTCACGCAGCTCCCCCCGCTCCGGCCACGTGGACCCCTGCAATGGGGCCGACACCAGGCAGTACCCATCCATGGGCGGGGTCGCGTAGAAACCCGCAGCGCGGGCGGCGAGGTCCGTCACCCACGACGACAACAGCCCAGTCATGCGCTGGAAACCCTGCCCGATCGTGGACAGTGGCGGCATCATCCTCGCCATGGGACGGTGAGAGAACTCAGAGTTGAGCTTGTCGAAGTCGTCGACCACTTCCACACTGATCTCCCTGGAGGACACATCACCAGAGGTGGAGTCCACGCGGCCGGTGAAGACACGAGCCTCAGCCCCATCATGGGACACCCAAATCTGAACCCGCTCCCCACGCTTCGGATAAGTGCGCGAAGTCCACGGCGTAGCTACACGCCCCGACACGTCCTCCGCAGGGGCGATCACCATCGTGCCCGTCGCCGCCGTCAGACCCCCAGCCATGGCCACCTGACCCGGCAAGGTACGCGGAAGCTCCCGCGTCGTACTGACAGAGACCAGCTTCACCGCACGGCCCGCGACCGTGGCGCGAGCGCCGGCGGTGACGATGTCGGCGGTTGGCCAGCCTTGGACGTTAAGCACCGGCTCCCACCTCCGTGACTGTGAAATCGAAGTCCGCGATCTGCTGACGGTCGAAGCGTCCCGCGAGGACCGTGGAGTCACTGATCCCGTGGATGACGGCCTTGTCGCAGCCGCGCCCGCGAGACCAGGGCATGAGTTTGCTGGTCCAGGTGATCGCGGGGGCCGCGACCACCGAGGCACCGGTGACGGTGAGGTACGCCGCAGCGGCACCCGAGGGCACGGTCACAGTAAGGCTGTGGCGTTTCAAAGTGGCTGCGGGGGCGTCGGTGGTCAGTCCGCCAATGCCCGTGAGGTATGCGCCCTCGGAGTCGAAGAACCCAAAGGTGATCTTCACCGCCGAGCCCCGGGCGTAGAACGAGCCCGTGATCTTCCGCCCCGGGACGACCGGGGCGTTGTTGCCGAGCGAGACCAGCCCGCCTCCGGAGAGCAGGGACGGCACGCGAGCGCCGTCCTCGGTGAGTGCGAGACCGCCGGCGAGCGCGTCGCCGGAGACTCCGGGAGTGTTCCCGCCCAGCCCAGGGAGGGACTTCAGCGGGCTGATCACATTGGTGACCAGCGCGAGAGGTTCGAGGAACCGGTGCTGGTCGCCGTACGCGCCCATGGTGAGCAGGTCGAATCCGGCCCATTGGGTGGGGTCCATGTGGGTGGCGGATAGTGACCAGGTGCGTAGGCCGGTGGTGGGGGACGTTTGTCCGAAGCGTCCCCCACCGATGGTGGTTGTGAACTTCACGTCACGGTCCAGGTCCGCGGAGGCGGACCCCTTGTAATGGGCGAACTCGATCATGTTGCCCCGTGGGCCGAGCCATGCGCTCATCGTGAACCCCATTTCGTGTCGAGTCGTTTCACGGTGGTGTGCAGTTCCCGGCCGTCCACGGACAGTTGGACGTCACGGTCAGCGACAGCGCGCAGCAGGGCCCGGTCGGCGGCGGATAGTTCCACGGTGCCGACACGGTCCGCTGATGCGGCCATGGGTGCGACTCGTTGGAAGTATTCCGAGCTGCCGGTGCCGTTGTAGATCGTGTTCACACCCGGTCGTAGTGACTGGATGCTTCCCACGGGGCTGTCCCACACACCGTCGATGGCCGGGCGGGCCCCGGCGCCGAAGATCTTCCCGAGCAGGCCGTCGGCCCAGTCGGGAATGATTTTGTCTGCGGCGTCGGTGATGGTCTTGGACACGAAGCCCTTGAACCCGTCCCACACGGTTTTCGCTGCGCCCTTCATCAGGTCGGTGGCGAATCCTCCGCCGGGGATGCGGCCCAGGAGGCTGTCGAAGTTGACGATGCCCTTGAGCTTGTCCCAGATGGAGGATGCGATGTCGCTGATGGAGGGCCCGGAGTCCCCGCCGCCTTCGGGCGGGTTGCCCTTGCCTGCGCCGCCGTAGATCCGTTGGATCGTGGAACGGTCGTAGGACGAGGGCCACAGGGGTCCGCGCATCATGGGGTGCATGATCGAGTTGGTGCCGGCGTGGTCGAGCCCGAGGACGTGCCCGACCTCGTGTGCGCCGGTACCGGTCTTCATGCCACCGGGGATACCGGTGTTGAGGCGGATCTGACCGTTGGTCCAGGCGTAGCCCCAGGTTCCTGCGGGTGCGCCGCCTCCGACGGTGATCTGGTTCTGACCGGAACCGTGCTTGACCTTGAGGTTGGACATGTTGTTCCACGCCCTGGCCATGGCCCCGATATTGAACCCGGATGCGCCACCGTTGAGGTGGGCAATACCCGTGCGGTAGATCGCGTTCTGCAACGGACCCCACAGGTACGTACCCGGCCCACCCGGACCACCAGCAGCCAGACCGCCATGAGCGGCATGACCGGAGTGACCAAAGGTCGGCAGCGCGGATGCACCGTGCTTGTTCAGGCGGTCCAGGAAACCCGGTGCGGCCCGCTCGATGTCACGAGTGGACTCCGCACGGATCACTTCCTCCTGGCCGTGCACCACGCCAGCGACCTCGTCCTTGCGGTACTTGCCGCCGGTGTAACCACCGGTGCGGAAGCCCCGGAAGGAGACCTCGGGGATCTTATCGATCTTGAACTTCTCAGCGATCTTGTTGAAGTTCTTGATGAACCCATCGTTGATGACAGTGTTGACCACGAAATCAACGGGCTTCGACACAATCGACTTGATCTTGTTCCAGGCCGTCTCAATACCGGACTTCGCCGTCTCCCACGCGGAAACCACGTTGTTACGGACGAAGTTGATCATCGGGTCGAGTACGTTGCCGCGGACCCAGTTCCAAGCGCCGCTGACAGCGGACTTGATCCCGCCCCAAACACGCTCGATCAGACCACGCAGCCAGTTCCACGCACCCGCCAGGGGGCCTTTCAGGAACCCAATCAACGGATTCAGGACGACGCCGCGGATCCAGTTCCACGCAGACGAGATCACGGCCCGAATCACAGACCACACGGCGTTGATTAGGATTCGCAGCCCGATCCACGCATTGGTGAGCACGCCACGGACGAAGCCAATCAGCGGAACCAGGACCGAGTTACGGATCCAGTTCCACGCCGCGGTGATTGCGCCGCGAATCGCGCCCCACACGGCGGCCACGATGGTACGCAACCAGGTCCATGCGGCGGTCAGCGTGCCGCGCACGAAGCCAATCAGCGGCACCAGGATCACATTGCGGATGAAATTCCAGGCCGCAGCGATCGCGTTCCGGATCCCGTTCCAAACCGGCACGATGATGTTGACGTAGAGCCAAGTGAACGCCGGGCCCAGGACGCTACGCACGAACCAGACCAGGCCCTGGATGATCGTCATGACCACCGCTATCACGATGGCCACGGCAACCTTGATCCCGTTCCAGACTGGAAGGATCACATTGGTGTATAGCCACTGGAACGCCAGACCGATCGCGGACACGGCAGCGGACAGCATCGGCAGCACCACGGTCTGGAACCAGGCCACGACACCGGCCACGATGGTCTTGATCGCGGTCCACACCGTTGACCAGATCTGCTGCCCCAACTGAGTCTGAGTGAAGAACCACACCAGACCCGCCACCAATGCGGCGATCGCCAAGATCACGAGCCCGATTGGGTTAGCGGACAGCGCGGCGTTGAACACCCACTGCGCCGCCGCTGCAGCCCGCGTAGCGATCGCAGACGCCACCGTGGCCACACGATGGGCCACCGTTGCGGCCACGGCCCGCACACGGGCGAATACACCCATGTTCTGGGCCGTGTTATTCGCGGCGGTCGCGGTCGTGTTCGTGGTTGTGGCAGCCGTGTTGGCCAGGTTCGCGCTAGTTTGCCGGTTCTCCAGCGTGATATTGATCAGACGCAGCGCGTTATTGGCCAACAGCACCGGCGCCATAGCAACCTGCGCCCACTGCAACTTCTGAGACGAGTACGCGAGCGCGGTGGATGCCACGCGCCATGCGACGAAGCCGGCGACGATGGCCGGCATGAATCGAACGATGGTGTCGGAGTGGTCCGCGAGGAATCCGAGAGCGCCGGCCAGCAGCTTCACGCCGCTAACTGCGAGGGTGACGACTGAGCCACCGATGGCCGGGAGCTGTCGGGCGAATTCGGACATAGCCGGCCGCAGCGTGCCGAGAGACTCCCCCACTGATGAGAGTGCGGGCCCGAATTCGCGGCCGAGCGCACCGGAGGTGGTGGACAGGGAGCTGGTGAAGCTCGACCACGACGAGAAGTCGAGGTTGCTCATGGCGTTGCCGAGCTTCTCCGAGATCGTGGCCACGAACGGAGTGACCTTCGCCTCGGCGGCGTCGAGCATCGCGGTGATCTTGTTGAACGTGGGGCCGATGGCCGGGTAGATGCCCTTGAGCATGCCCGCACCGAAGCGCGAGAGCGCGGCCATCATGTTCTTCCACGCGCCCGTGGTGGTCTCGCCGCCCTTGAGTGCGGCGCCCTCCATCGAACCCATGGCCTTCAAGAACTCGTCGGAGCTGATCTTGCCCTTCGAGCCGAGGTCATAGACTTCGTCGGCTGCGATTCCCATGGAATCTGCGAGCATCTGCACGACCGGGATACCAGAGTCCGAGAGTTGGGCGAACACGTCGCCCTGGACCTTGCCGGAGGTCATGACCTTGTTGAAGATCGACCCCATCGAGCCCATGTCCGTTCCCGCGATGGTCGCAGCGTCACCGACCAGGCCGAGGTACTTGGTGAGGTCCTGGCCGGGCTTCACACCAGCAGCCACGGCAGAAGCAGCCGTAGTGGCTGCCTCGTCCATGCCGAAGGCGGTTCCCTTCACCGCGGCGAGGGCGTTGTCCATGATCTTCGACGTGTCGGCGGCAGAGTTGCCCAGGCCGGTGAGCTTCGCCTCGGCGTTTTCAATGGCCGAGAGCCGCTGGAAGCCCTTCACGAGGGAGGTTCCCAGGACGGTGGCCACGCCCGCGCCAGCGACCTTCACACCGGTCTTGAGTCCGGAGGACAGACGCGAGCTCATGCGCGCGCCCATGGTCTGGCCAACCTGGTCCGAAGCCTTCGCCGCAGCAGGGGCCATGGCGTTGGTCAGGTTGCGCTGCAACCCCTTCATCGAGGGGATGACCGGCATGTGGGCAACTGCGACTTCGGTCATGTCCCCTCCTTCGGAAACGACGGAAGGGGCAGACCGTTGTGGTCTGCCCCTTCCTGGTGGTGCTGTATTCGGTTATGCGGCGAGCGCGAAGTCCTCGAAGCCGGGTCCGAGCCATTCGACGATGTCGTTGACTGGTTCGGGGGTGCCCTTGATCCTCTTGGTCTTGTCCTCCACGCCGGGCCGTGGGATGGGTTTGGGCTGGTTTCGGCCCTTTTCCCCGTCCTTGGTTTTGGCCCATTGCAGCCAGTGGATGCCGTCGGCGACGGTGGCCATGAGGAGCGCTTCGAGGGACCATCCGGCGGCGTCCGGGTCGATTTCCGCGACTAGGGCGGATTCGCGTGGGAGGTATTTGATGAAGATTCGCAGGTCTCGCCAGGTGAATTCCGGGGTTCCTACGTCTCGTAGGCGTAGTTTGCGTTCGATTAGGTCGAATTCGAGGGCCTCACCGTGATCCCAGATCAGTCGGATGAGGCCGCGGATTCCCCCATGGTGACTCCCTGGGCGCCGAACCACTGCGTCATGAGGTCCTCGAGCGAACCGTCGATGCCTTCGAAGTTCTGCTGCGGCAGCATGCGAACCACTGCGAGGGACTCTTCGTCGGTGTTCTCGGTGAGCATCTTCGTGAAGATCTCGCCCTCGGTGAGGTTGGCGTTGTCGATGATGAATCCGGTGGGCATGTAGCCGGGCAGGTGCACGTCGCCGAAGGTCGTGGGGTAGACGAAGTCGGGGACGGCTTCGCGGATCGCCGCCAGGTAATCCTCGGGCACCTTCGCACCGGATTGGACGGCAGCCTTCTTCGCGGGAGTGTTGGCGGGGCGCTTGCGCGGGGCGGGGGTGTTCTTGGTGGTAGCCATGTGGGGTTGCCTCTTTCGGAAACGGTGGGCGGCCGGATAGAGAAGGGGACCCTTGGCGCGGCGGGCCGCCCCACGGAATGACCGCGCCAAGGGGGTATAGGAAAGAGCCGCCCGGATTGGACGGCTCTTACAGGTGGATGGGATCAGGCGGCGGCGACAGCGGGAACGGTGTCGTACTCGTAGGCGTACTGGCCGTTCTCGTCCTCGAAGCAGTCGATGGTCACCGTGTAGGCGATCAGCTCGGAGTGGACGTACTGCACGTCGTCGATCTCGGTGATCTGAGCAATGGGGTAAACGATGCGCAGATCGTGGTCGCCGTCCTTGATGTCGGCGATGTAGGAACGCTGGGGCAGCATCTTCGAGTTACGCAGCACGGTGCGCAGCTTCTCGGTGTCCGTGCCGGCGACCTCGGTGACGTTGTCCTGCCCACGGACTTCCTTGAGCACCGCGGTGGTGCGTTCAATGAACGTCAGCTTGAGCTGGATGCCGTACTCGGTCTGCAGCACACGGGCGACACCGCCACCCCAGTGGCGCTTCTTGTCGGTACTGCGCTCCTCGGTCTCTTCGAGGCCGTCCTCACCAATCAGGCCAAGGGCTTGGAAAGCGGCAGGTCGGGCAGTCTTGGCATCGGTAGGAAGTGCAGAGCCCAGCGCAGCGGACGAAAAACCGCCGACCGACTTAATGGGTGCACCGACTCGCGTTTGATTCGCCATAGCGGCGGTCCTTTCATCAGGAGCGGGGCGGCCCGTGATGAATCAGAGAGATGCGTGCTTACTTCTTGGTGTCGGTGACACGCTCACCGACAGGAACGGTCTCCGACGCCTTGGGCGGGTTCACAAGCCAGCCCTGTTCGCGCCAGTCCTTTTCCTGCTGCTCGGTCTCGACCGTTGCCACCACACCGGCGACGCGGGGGTGGTGCAGGGTCTTGGGGTAGTTGGACGTTGCCATCAGATTTCCTCCGTGAGAGTGATTTCAGTCAGTGGGGTAGTCATTTCGACCGTGAACTGCACCCGGCACAGATCCGGAGCCAGCTCGTCATCAAGAGCACGCGGCACTTGAAGATCAACGTCATGCAAGGCCACACCCGGAATCAGGAACCCCTCGTTTTCGAGGATCCGGAACACAGACCACGCACGCAGTGCAGCATCGAACGCGGCCGGGGAAGTTTCTTCCCACACCTCGATCAACATCAGCGGACGATCCCGCTGCTGCTGCGCTGTCAGTTCCCCGCCCACGCGGGAGACACGCACAGTGCCCGGCCCACGCGCACCAGGCACAATCGTGGACGCCTCCACACCGAAGCGTGCGAGCGCTTCGAGTACGTCTGCTTCGGCGTCTCTGGGGGCTTCGACGATGTATTCGTGGGGTTCTGGTGTTGGTTCAGCCACGGCGTGCTGCTCCTATCGAGCGCAGCAGGGTGTTGCGTTTCGCGTTGTCTCTGCGGGCTTGGAAGGTCTTGGTGTACACGGATGCGCGGGCACGGTTCTTACCGATCATGGAGTCAGCTTCGTAGCCGGGTCCGGCTGCGGTGGCGATCTGTCGGGCGCGTTTCTCCACGGCTTTGCGCATGGACGGTGATTTGAGGATCTTGGCGACCCCTTGGCGGTTGAGCTTGACCGTTACTTTGCTCATCCCTGTCTCCGTTCCACTGTGAATTCCACGCAGGTGTGCTGCGTGGTGTGCAAGCTGTGTGGGTTGTGGTCCCATCTGCCGACTTCGCCCACGACCTCGGTGATGGTCCCGTCTGGGAGTTTCACGCGGTCGTAGGGGCCGATCGTCAGTGACAGTGGTCCGTAGATGTCCCACTTGCTCAGGACCGCGTTGGAGCGGCCCTGTTCGGTCGGTTCAGTCCGTGAGCTCGGCGCGATCAGGTACACGTATTCGGGCTGGAAGTCAGAGAACGTGTGCTTCGCGTTTCCATGACGGTCGCGTTCGGGTTGTTCTGATCGGTGGCTGACGCCGATTGCGATATTGGCTTTACGGAGGGTCATCCCATTCCCAATCCCGGGCGAACCCTGATCGTGCCGATGTTGAAGGTTGCCCCGTAGGAGGGGAGGAATAGTTTGAGGTCGCCATCGGAGACGTAGAGGTTTACGCCCGCAATGGACTGGTCCAGGGTGTACGACCCCGACGTTGGCCCCGTTGACTCGGTGATCTGTTTGAACCCTTCCGGGTTCATCAGCACACGTTTGACCACCTGCTGAGCCGCGAAATCGACAAGAGTCCTGTCTACTTGACCGCTGTCGAGTCGGGCATCAAGATCAGGGACGCGAGCGCGGAAAATCGCTGACACGACAGTCAGTAGATTTTCCGCGGCTACGCGTTCCTGATCGGTGAGCGGTCGCCAGATCCCCTCCAGGCCTGTGGTGGTGCCGTAGGAGTTCATGGTGCCCGCCTTCCTACTGGTTCAGTACCTCGAGGATGTCGGCCTTCACGCGGGCCTCGCCCAGGTCGATGTCGTTGGCCTGGGCGTATTCACGTAGTTGGCGCAACGTCCACTCGTTGGACGGTGCCTCAGTCTCGGCTGCAGCCTCGGTCTCTTCGGTCGCGGAGTCGTCGTCCGATTCCTCAGTGGCCTCGATCTCTTCGGCGGAGGCTTTTTCGGTCACCACTTCGGCAGGCGTGTCGCCCGTGTCGTCAGTGTCCGAGTCGTCGTCGTCGCCCGCGTCCGATTCCTTGACTTCCTCGGTCACTTCGGGTGCCTCAGCGGGCGGCAGGTCGGTGAGAACGCTCGGATTGGTCACCATGTCGGCGGCCCAATCCGGTACGTCCTCACCAGCGGCCAGCACCACGAGAGTCGAGTCCGAAGGTCGGCGCACGATTACGTTGGCTGTCAGTCGCATTACGCCACCGTCGCAGCCATCGTCTTCTTCGGGTTCGCCAGGACCGGGAATCCGATCGCGGAGGCATTGACCCAGGACTGCTTCGGGCTTTCCTCTTCGAGGTGAGCCACAACGATGCCCGGACGAGAGGGCTCTTCGATCTGGTACTTGTCGTCAAGCGCTTCTGCGGGGGTTCCCCACACGGTGGCGCCGGCAGACTTGGTTCCAGCCGAGGGCACGAACAGCACCTTGCCACGGGGCAGGATACGAGTTTCCTGGCCGAGGTCGTTGGTGTACTTCGCGTCGTAGATGGTCACCTTCGGGAGCCCATTGGCGGCCAGCACGTTGTTCACGAACTCGTTGGTGACGAAGTCCGGGGTGCCCACGAGGTTGACCGATGCCAGGGCGCGGAACTGCTCGCTGCTGGCTAGCAGGGCGAAGGTCTGCTTGGACATGACCATTTCGCCGTCCTGGTCCCATACCTCGACCCAGTTACGGAGGTCGGTGAGGGGCTTGGACGTCGGGTCGGTCCACAGCACGCCTGCGGACACGGAGTGCGAGGCCGGGCGTGCCCAGTCTGCTTCCTGCGTGACGCCCTGCTCATTGGTCAGGGTCGTCTTGCCGGTGAGCAGGGTCTGAGCAACCGCCAGTTCCATACGCACAATGGTGGCCAGGGTTGCGTCGCGCGCGGCCTGGGCGATTTCCTTACGGAAAGCGTCCTCACCCGCGCGGCGAACCGTCAGGCGGTCCTTCTCGGTCAGCAGGTAACGCTCACCGAGGGGCAGCAGCCCACCAGTGATCTGCTCGAAACCCGGGCGGGCTCCGAGGTGGTTCTGTTTGTCGAAGGTGCGGAACTTCGCCGAGGACGGGATACCGGACTGACCGGCCTTGATGCGGTACTCGACGTCGTAGGTCTGTTCCAGGGGCAGGTAGTCCCGCTGGAGTCGGTAGTCGATGTCGGCAGCCTTCGGCGCGGACGTCTGGATCTCGCGTGCGAGGTCCGTGAGCTCCGCAGGCTCGAAGTAATCGGTTACAAGAGTAGCCATGAGTTATTCCTCCTTGATCAGGCCGAGCCGAAAACGAAATGGCCGATGTTGCCGCCGGTGACAGCGGTCGGGTCAAATTCCACCGGCAGCAAGGAGGCGTCGATTGCCCCGTGCCAGATGTAGGCGTCCGAGTCGTCACCGTGGGTGACGTCCACGGGGTTGACCGTGAAGCCGGAGAACGGCGCCGTGGCCTGGTCCGCGACGGTGAACGGAACGGCCATGCCGTTGGCTGCCACCGATACCGGGTACAGCGCGGGGACAAGGTTGTCCGTGACGCCCGTGGCGGTCTTGAACTGGGCAGCGGTCAGGGTGCAGCCGAGGCCGTCACCCACCGCATGGCTGGTGAGCAGGGCACGCCGGTCGGCGTGCCCATGGGTCTTGCGTCGAGGATTGACGCTCATTGTGTGCCTCCTACAGGCCTAGAGATACTTACTAGCGATGTCGGCCCCGCTCATGCGTGAGGGGACGTCTCCGCCGTTACCAGTGCCTGTGCCAGGCCATGTCTGCCGCGTCCCGGTGATCCGGGTCGCGAAGTTCTTCACCTTGTCGGTGTCGACCGTCAGGTCGTCTTTGAGGAATCGAGACAAGTCCAGAGGTTCCAGAGCTTCCTCGATCTCGTCCTGCTTATGCGTGGACGCCAGAAGACCCTGGAAGGTGGCCCGGACCAGAGCCGGCGCGTACTTCGAAGCAGCCTCAGATTCAGCAGCCTGCCGGCCACGATCCTCAGCTTCTTGCACGGCACGCTCCTGCGCAGGAACCTGCTCCCGCTCGTGCTGATCCCACTTCGCGGCCTTGGCAGCCACCTCGTCGTAGTCAGAGCGAGCGCGGGCGGTGTTCTCGTGCTTGCGGGCCTTGTCCTTCCAGTAGGCCTCGCGCTGCTCGACGGTCATTTCAGACAAGGGCGTGTCCGCGGGGAATCCTTTGTCGGACTCCTTGGAATTCGTCTTGCTCTTGTCCTCGTCGGCGCCGTTCTTTTTCTGCTCGGATTCTCCGTTGTCTCCGGAGTTTTCCTCGCCTTCACCGTCGTTGCTGCCGTCGCCGTCTTCCATCACCGCGTCGCCGAAGGTCTGGCGGTGGAAGTCCAGAAGCTCCTGAATGCCGCCGGGTGCGGTGATGTCGATTCCGGAATCGGGGTGGATGATCCCGGAAGTCTTGTTCTTGTGCGTGGGCATGTTTTTCTCCTGTGTCAGGTGTGAAATTGATGGTCACTACTCCAAGGCCATGGGCACCTCGTCGGGGCCACGGAAATGGTGTTTCGGGTCAACCAACATGGGGCCGATTTCTCCGTGCTCGGTGATCTCGTACCGCTGATTGAAAAGGGCCCACCGTTCAGTAGAGTCGCCGGCGTCGGCATAGAGCCGGTCGAGATCTCCTCTGGTCAGGAACCGGCCTGGGTCTTTGCCGTTGATGATCGGCATGACCGCGCACTTGCACCCGTTGTGGATGGGGAGGAGGTCCCCGACGAAGTAGATCCGGTCGGAGGCCGCCAGGCAGATGCCGCACACGCCCTTCGGGGACAACTCCGGCCGGATGACCCGCCGATAGAGCTTCACGCCCTTGTTGGACAGCGTCTTCTGCGCCTGAGCACGGGCTGCCATCCGCAGGTCGGTCTTGGCCATGGTGCGAGCGCGGTTGACGGCTGCTGAGGCTGCGGCGCTGGCGGCGATCCCGAGGGAGATTTGCCACCGGTACTGGTTGGCCAGTCGCGTGTACGCGCCCACGTGGGTGGTTCCCTGACGCAGTGTGGCCGGGTCAACCAACGCAGTGGATCCCACCTCGGTGCCGATGGTCTCGGCGATGATCCGTTGCAGGTAGGCATCCGTCAGGGCTGTCTCGTTGCGCTGCCCGGACTCCACAAGGGCAGTGAGTTGGGTGGCGAGCGCGGTTACGGCGTCGTGGTTGTACCAGTCTCCGAAACCTGTGACTCGTTCGAGCACGGCGGTTTCGACGCGCTCAGCGATCAGCTGCTCGGAAGCTGTGTAGGCGTCGAGTACCGCTGACGCTCTGGCGTTATCCACGTGCCCCGCCTGCGAGCGCGTTGCCTGCTGTTATTACCGGGGACGGTGGGATGGTGTTGGGGTTGACCTGTGGGACGCCGAGCATGAAGTCGTCCAGGGTCGCTCCCTTCTCCCGTTCGATTTCCTCCGGGGTGGCTTGCCAGCAGCGTTCGAGGATCCATTGCTTGGACATCCCGGCTGCTTTGGCCTGTTGGGCTGCGGATGCTTGGGCGGTGAGTGGCCAGCGGTCCACGGGCATCCAGTCCACGGAGAGTTTGGTGACGTCGCCTCGGACTTCGTCGCCGATCATTCGGAAACCGTAGCTAAGCGCTCGGGCCAGGTCCCGGCCGAACCGGAGTTCTCGGTCCTCGGTGGCGAAGGTCAGGCCCTCGCGTGTGAGCGCGGCGCCTTCTGCGGACTGGTTTTCGCCTTCTGGTGAGAGGACGTTGACCGGGCGGCGTGTGACGGCGGCGAGGTTTCGTACGTCGTCCTTGACCGCGTTGAGGATGCCGGAGAGCTCGACTTGGCCTGATTCCCAGATCTCCGCGGCGCCGGGGATTACCCACATCGCTCCGGGGTCTGATTCGAACATCTCGTCGTAGTCGATTTCCTGCCCGGCTCTGGGGTGATCGGCTGGGTAGTGGGATGGCAGTTCGCCCTTAATGGCGCGCTGACGGAAGGCCTGCATGGTGGCGATCACCATGCGTTGGAGGATCATGTGGTCGATCCGGTCCAGCACGTCGAGGTGACGTTCGAATTCTCCGACGCCGCGGCGGTTACGGATGCGTACCACGGGTACTCGGATGTCGCCGGGTAAAATCAGGCCTTCCTCTGCTTCCCAGTTCCATTCCGAGGCGGTGAAGTAGATCTTCTTACGGTTGGTCTTGCGCGGGGTGGACGCCCGGAACAAGCGGCCAGCGACCCAGAGGAACGCGACGTCTTTCTGTTCGTCGGCGTCGTGGTAGAAGCGGGCGGCGGCGCGGATGACGCTCTGGTCCTCGGCATCGTGGATGGTGACCATCTGCCGGGGGTCTTCCCATGTGATGCGGATGTCCTCGACCGAGAGTGTCCGGTCCATGGGAGTGCCCGCACGGATACCGGTGATCAGGTAGGCGTCGCCCATCACAAGCACATGCTCGAGAGCGTCGGCGAAAGACACGTCGAGATCGTTGTGGCGGTAGAGCGCCCAGGCGATGCTGTCCCCATCTCCGGCGGTGGCGTCACTGCGGATCGCGCGCACGCGCATGCGTTCGAGCATGGAACCAACCACGAGCTCGGCCATGTTCAGTCGGGTCTTGCGGTAGAAGGTCTCCGCCGATTTCGGCATCGAGGCTGAGAGCTTCGGAACAGGTCCTTTGCCCTCGTAGCGGTCCATGAGCTTCTGATGGTCGTCGCGGGTCTCGCGGAGCTTTTGGTAGAGCCGCTCCAACCACCACCCGGGGGTGTACTGCTCGGATGTATCGATCGCCATGTTCAACCCCCTCCATCAGTCAGCGGACCCGCATGGGTACCGTCATCACGTTCGTGTTTTTCTTCTTGAGTGCCCCGCCCTTACGGGCAGCCAGGCACGCGGCCCAGGACAGGACGGAACACATGGCGAAGTCCATCTTGTTTTCCAGCCGGCCATCGAGCTTGCCGATAATCCACAGCGGGTTACCTTCGTCGTCGAGGATCCGCAGCTCTTTCTTGCCTGCGTTGCCGAAGTGTCTGATCAGGTCGTCATGACGTTCTTCCGAGCCGCCGAAAGCGACAGCAGCTGTCTCCATCGCTTCCACGAACGCTTGGAGCGCGTAGGCCATGACCTTGTGTCGGTTGGTCCACCACTCTTCGACGACGTCGTGCTCACCGGCCCACTTGCCCATTGTGTCGGTCCAGTACGGCGGGTCACCGTAGAACAGCAGCACGTCCCACTCGGACATGATCCACTCGAAGGTCTGCGTGACCTCGTCCTCGGGGACTTCCCACTCGCGTGCCTGTTCGGGGGTCAGCACCTTGTCGGGTTGTTCCCACGCGCCCACGAGCTCCTGCAGCCCGGTCTCTACGTCCGTGATCACGAACCCGGTCGAGTCACGACGACGGGCGCCGTCGAATCCGACCGTGACCCGGCGGCCACGCGCGATGCGCTGGCCTGGGACGAGCAGGCCGTTCTCCCGCATTGTGGAGATGTTGAATGCCTGGGAGCCGGATGAGTGCCAGCGGTTGAGGTAAACGCGTTCCCAGTAGGCCTTATCCATTCCCTTACGGTCGTAGTCCTTAGCGATACGCAAGAACTGTCCGGGCCCGTACTCGCCGGTGGGCCCGGTGGCCTCGGAAACCGCGGCCACGCGTTTCTCAACGGTGGACAGGTCGTCGTGTTTATCTCCGGCCCAGCGGGCGAAGAAGAACAGGGAAGGGTCCTCGACCTTTCCTTGCCCGATCTCCTCGGCCTCTTGCCGGATGTCCTCCTGGATGGATCCTTGCCCGGATGCTCCAGCAGTGGAGGTGTAGAGCGCCCAGGGGTCTTCCAGTGGGCGCTTGGCAAGGTTCTGCATCATCGTCTCGTGTGCGTGCCGCGCGCGAGGCATGAACAGTCGGTGAGGTTCGTCGAAATGCTGGAACGTGGTCAACGCACCATCTCGGGAGCCTGGTGAACCGGATACGGGGACGGCTTTGCCGTCCTCCTGGCCACGCGAGCCCATGCGGATGATGCGTTCCAAGGACACGTCAAAGAAGTCCGCGTCAGGCCCGTTCTCGATCACGTATTTGAGTACACCGAACGCCAGCTCGGACACCTGTTCCTCGGAGACGGCCATCATCGGGATGTACGGGAACTCCACAGGCCGGCCAACCGGGTTGCCGTAGGCGTCGAAGCCGTCGCAGCGCACCGGTGATTCAGGGTGTAGTTCCGCAAATGCGATCCAAGCCGCACGTTCCGTTTTGGCGGTGCCCTTGCGTTCCTCGAGGTCTCCGCGTTGGAATCGGCGGCGGCCGGCGAGGTCGTGGCCCTGCGGGAACACTTCGTACATGCGATAGAGCTGCGCACGAAATTCCGGGGTGATCTCGGCCGGACGGCCGGCCAAAGAACCGGGACCGTAGACGCAGCGTTCCTCGATGAACTGAGCGACCGCAGGCCCCAAGGTGGGATACGCGAGGTCCAGGGGCGGCACCAGCAGAGTTGCCACTGTGCCGCCTCCATTCTCGGGCTACTGCACGAGAGTCAGCCTCGGGTCATCACCTTCATCAGGTTGTCGGGATGTCGAGCCGCCAGCGCGCCGGCGTGTGCCCCGATCTTTGGCTTCCTCGGCGGTTTCGATGGTCCATTCCAGCCGCCGACGGTCGTAGGGGGTCAGGCCGAAGGCTTGACGCTGCAGACGAATCTCACCGGCAAGCTTGGCACTGGGCATGATCCAGAACTCGTCCATCAGGGCCGCGAGCACGAACAGTGCGTGCTTGTCCGAGGAGTGGTACTCGGAGGACATGGGCGCAGCCCACAAGTCCTCCCACCACTCCAAGGTCTGAGGCTGCCAAGGCACTTCGCCGCCATCTTCATCGCGGCGGGTGGGCAACTCCGGGGCGTCGTGGACGACAGTGCCGGGGCGGAGAACGGATGCAGTGGAGGCCTTGTTGCCGCGAGCGCGCACGGACGAGTGCTTCTTGGGCTGTGGCATCACACCTCCAATAGTTTTCCGGTGACTGCGATGTAACGGCCTTGGCTGTATCTCTCGACGAGCAGCCCATTCTCTCGGCGGCGGCTGCCGCGTCCGGGTCCGCCGGTGTGCCAGATGTGCACGCCCTCGCCGGACTGGGAGATCTCCACGAACAGTTTGTTCGGGGTTCCCTCGATGAGCTTCTGTGCCCGTGGGTCTAGTTGCCCGTCGTGAATGCAGTGGTCGAGGTCGATGCACGAGATGTCGTCGTCTGCGGTGAGCACGAAGCCGAGGCCGGCGCCGCGCTTGGACTTCTTCGCTTCCTCGTAGGTGCACCAGCTCTCGGGGTTGGTGACCGAGGCCCACCGGCCGTTGTCGGCTCGGACGGGGCGCTTCTTCTTGTCCCGGCGCACCCACTGGCGAGCGCTGGTCATGGCGGCCGGCAGCTTGGCTTTCCGATCGCGGTCTCGTTTGGCTGCGACGCGGCAGCGGGCCGAGCAGTACTGCGCGCCATCGCGCAGCAGGTTGATCGAATCCCCGCAGCGAGCGCATGTCCTAGGCATGCCCTCAGTCTACCAAAACAACCCCGGAATCACGCGGATTATCCGTAACACTTCCGCGCGTTCACCGATGCACCATCAGGGGGTCAAAGCGGGGTGTTTGCCCTAGTCAGAGGGTGATTGGGTGGGGTGGGGGAACCGTAGGGAACTAAGTTCCACGAACCTTAGCGTGGGAAGGAAACAGAGGGGGGAGGGGGTGGAGGCCCCCCGGTCTGGCCAGCCCGGCGCCGCCCCTCCCTCGACTCGGCCTGCGTCTTGATCGTGTGGCAGTTCGAACACGCCGCCTGCCCATTCGACAGGTCGAACTCAGCACCACCGAACGCGACCGCCACCTTGTGGTCACCGATCGTCGCACGGCCTGAGCAGCCGGGGAACTTGAGCTGGCATCGGAAGTGATCTCGTCTTAGCACCGTCAGTCGCCATGCCTTGTGTTCGGCTGTCGAGGTCCTTGGATCACCTCGCCAGTTCATCGGTTGATGATCATCGCAATAGGTGATGCCTCGAACCTTGGTCGAGCAGCCAGGAAACCCGCAGGCCTTGCGTGCTCTCGGCACGGTCATCACCTCCGTTGCTCTCAGCTGGTCACGACGTCAGGTTCACCAGGGTCAGATCCAAACTCATCGCTGCCCCACGGGATGAAACCCAGTGTCGATTCCTTCGGTGCCCGATCATGCGCGCACCGCCAACACCATGGCCCAGTCACAGCAGGGCAACCACACTGGCATGTCCTGATGGCTACCATCACTCGCCCTCCCACTCGACAGCGATACACCAGTACGGGGTCGGGAACTGCCTAGACCCCGGGGGCCGCATCCCAGGGGTTACCCCCTGGGATGCCTCTCCCCCGGCATCTATCCCTGGGGAGGGGCCGTGCAGAGACCCCCCGGGGTGGGTAGTCACATCGGCTCGATGCGAGCCGCAGGTAGGTGAGCTGCTCCGTCGCTAAGGCCCAGTCACCCGTTCAAGTGATGATGATCAAGCCGGAGCTGAGCGTGATGCAGCATTCCCATGCGAACCACCTCGTCCGTATGCTCAGACGCCCCTTGCACTCCAATAGATAGATCACCATCAGGAGACTGAGCACGCACCAACACCACGACATCGAGGACCACGGCATCGGCCTCAAGGTCCAGTTCAATGTCATGACCCAGGACCTGCTCGACCAACATGGCTTCCCCCGTTCGAAGTAGGTGGCCAAGTTCGCGCAATGCGCCCGGTGGCCAGCCGGTCAACCCAGCGACGGCGGTAACGACCCGGTAGCGAACGAGGCCCGGTGCTGAGGTTGGTACTCAAGAAGATGGCCAGCACGCAGAAAGAATCATCAGCGGCAGGAAGTAAGATCCGCCTCGCCTATCTTCGATCCGAACCCGTGGCCGGCATGATCATTCAGCCACGGTGGTGACGTTGACGCGCTGAGCCAGGTACGACGAAGGCCCCGACGTGAACGCCGGGGCCTTTCGAAACTCAATGGTCTCTATCCGAGACTTCATCCATTTGAGTACACCATATACCTGCAAGCCGCTGTACGCCAGTCTCCCGGCCTAACTCAACCCGCACGTGTCTTCACCTTCCCCTGCTCCTGATCGCCCACAGGCGGCACGATGCCATGCGCCCTGCAATGCAACAGAACCACATCACCCACCCGGAACTTAGCCGGCGACCCACCAACCGAGACCAGCTGCTTCCGCTGCACCCACGACTCCACGGTCTTCCGCTTCACGTCATAACCCCACCGAGAACGCAGCACCTCGATCAGCTCACCCGTAGTCGCCACAGCATCCAGCAACAACCCATCCCGATACGACACCCACTCATCAATGACCCAATCGGTACGGCAATGCGGGCAGGTCATAGTCCCGCTACTGCGCTCCGTCGCCAAAGGCCGGCCACAATCACACACACCAATCACCCGCCGCTCCGGCGCGCGATCGATACAACGACCGCCCACCGACACAGCACGCAACAACCCCGCGTGATACTCCCCGATCTCCGGATGCCGAGCAGCCACCGACAACCTGCGCGCAGTCCACGCTGCCAACTCCCTCATACCCACAGGCACCCGCTCGCCCTCGCCCACGGTCAAATGAGCCACAGCCCGCAACCACATCCTCACCTGACCCGCAGCCTCCGACGCCGCAAGATTCAAAACCAACCCGCGCTCGCCGCCTGAGCCGCCAGCACCGGGTGTGGTCTGTCGTGCTTGCTTCGTGATCGTCACATCCAGATCCACCAGCAGACGCGGCACCTGCAGCACCGTGGTGTGCAGCGTGGTCATGCATGCGGTGCAGAGATTCCCCACGGTCGCCGGCACCTGATCAACAACACACAGAGCGCTCATCCCTCGTCCTCCTCGATTGACCAGAGCGGTTGACCTTCGTAGGACGATGCGGAAGATCCAAGCAGCCCGTACTTCTGCCAGTACGGCATGCCCGGAGAGGACAGGTCATGGACCTGCTGGTCTCCGTCCTCGCCGATGCAGTTAGCCACCACCACGTAGTGCGTGACGATCGGAACACCCAGCGCCTTGGCGATCTCGTTCGTGAGATCTGCGGGTTCGAATTCTTCACTCATGGCTTCACTCCTTGAGAGTTGGGGACGCCGGTCATGTAGCGCTGGACGTACCCGGACCCGTAAGAGGTTCCGGCTGACAGCTCGAGCTGCACCCGCTGCGAGACCACATCCGACGGGCGCCACACACCCGCATCAATCCCCGCGGACTTGAGGCCGTCGAGCCAGTCCTGCTGCATCGGTCGGAATCGTCCCTTCTCGGTCTTCAGCTCACGCACCAGACAGATCTTCTTCTCCGGATGCACGAGCACCAGATCAGGGAAACCCACAGGCGACCGCCGGCTGTTATGAGTGTGGTAGTGAATCCAGCCCAGCGCTCTAGCCGTACTGATGACATGGTTCTGCAGCTGTTCCTCTGACCACTTGAGGATCAGCTGATCTTGGTAATCCTTGAGTTGCATAACTACTTGCTCCCTCTCTTACCCCTACGCCTACCCCTGGACCTGCCCTTGATCTTGGGGTCATGAGATGGCCGGGGGTTGATGTGCTCGTGTTTGTTCTGCCTGCTTGGTTCTTGAGGTGGTCGTGCTGGGCTTCCGCCCCTACCCGACCCGACCCGACCCGACCCGACCCGTCCCGGTGCGTCAGACCCCGAAGTCACAATGTCTGCCGAGTTCTGCCGAGTTCTGCTTGTCTCTGCAGATGGGTGTTTTGCTGGCTCCTGCGCTGGTGGCGCTGGGGTGGGTTGGTGGTGGCCTGGTGACACGTGCCCTGGTTCCACGCGGGTACGTGGTGGTGGTGGTGCCTCGATCCCGTTTGACCGTGCCCACTCCGATCCGGCGATGAAGTCGCAGGTGTCCTGTGAGTAGTAAGGCTTCTCCGGTGGTGGCAGCAGTGGATAATCCTTCTCGGCGGTCGGGTTGTTCTTCCGTCCCGAGTTACACGCCTTGCAAGCCACCACGAGATCATCAGGTGACTGCGCCGCCTTACCTGGACTGCGATGGTCATAAGTTCCCGCGAGACGACCGTTGCGGGCTTTGAACTTCACCACCTGCCCGCAATACCGGCAGCCGTCACCATCGCGCATCCGCACCGGGATGATCAGAGAGGGCCGAGAGTTATCCCGCTTGCGCTGCCGCTCCCACGTGATCTCTTCCTCCGTGCGCATGTGGATGAAGTCCGGGTCTTCCACGATCTTCCACCGCTGGCGCGGCTTGCCCTTCACGTCCTCCACGACCGGCTCCATGTAGCCCGCGAACACGGCCTGCTCGAGAAGCAGATCCGCCCGCTGTAGTGACCCGGCGACGTCGGCTGCGGTGGCCCGCGATACGACGTAGTCCGTTAGGTGTCCGGCCGCGACCGTCGCGCACAGTCCGACGAAACCGAACAGCTCCAATTTGCTGCGGTCGTCGGCGGCTGGATGCTCAAGCACCTCTGCGACGATTGGGTTCGTGGGGGCAGTGTCGCCCACTTTCAGCCACGGCATCAGTCGCGCTCCTGCCCGGCCGCGCTTCCAAACCCGTACGCTGCGGTGCCCGACATTGCGGGTCGCGCTGGGGCGGCGTGCTGCGAGTAGCCATCGCGCTGGGCCATTCGTTCGCTGCGGTGTCCGAGGTCGTCACCTCGGGTCGCGCTGGAATGTCCGTTCGCTGCGGTGTGGCTGGCAGTGTGCTGCGTTGGTGGCACGTGGGGGGTTCCTATCTCTCAGCCCAATGAATCAATCGGTTCTCAACGCCATACGGCGCTGCTCTCTACTGCGTGACGGGTGGGGCCTCCTTCGTCTGGATCTGCTGCAACTGGCCACGGAAGCCCACGACCACGTGCACGGGGGTGCGCGGGTCGATGTCGCGCCCGAGGGCGTCATGCACCCACTGGTGCAGGTCCGCGAGAGTCATGCCGGTCTTCTTGTCGGAGGCCTTGGCGATTACCTGTGTCTTCACGCTGCTTCCTTCTTCCTGTGCACAAGCACGTAAGTGTCCTTCGGGACCGTGATCGAGCTGGTGCGCCCATCACGACGTCGCACGGTCAGCACCTGCCAGCCCTTCGGGTCCGGTGCCCTCTCGACCAAGCGGCCACGCACAGCCCAGGGCTGCCCGCCCACGGTCACGTCCCTGCCAATGTGCTGCTCAGTGAGCTCATCGACGCGGTGCAACTTCTTCTCCGGCCTCGGCTCCATCAATCGGCGCATCACAGTGACCTCTTCTCCGCCAGACGCTTCATCAGGGCCGGGGCGTACTCCCACGCCGCGGGCCGCTCGATCAGCGTGTTGAGGATCTGGTAGAAGCGGATATCCGGCGAGTGGTCCCGGTAACCGTGCTCCACCATCAACTTGGTGATCGCGTCACGCTTGATACCCGCGTACTTGAACCGCTGCCCCTCAAGATCGAGCATCGCCCGCTCGAACTCATCCAGAACGTCCGGAGCGTCCCCGGCGAGCGCGGTGGGGTGTTCTTCGGTGGTGGTGGTCATTGGTCGTCCTCGTCGTCGTTGGGGACGACCGTGGTGAAGATCCCGTCCGTGGGGAGGTCGTCACGGTCGAGGCCGTACGTGTCACAAGGACAGGTGTCGCCGTCCCACATTGGGCACATCTCCTGATCGCAGTCACGCATCAGTTACCGTCCTTGAGTTCGCCGGTGTCGGGGTCGATGACGTCGGAGAGCAGCTGCTTGAGCTCGTCCTCGGTTTCGATCGGGAGCTCGACCATGCCGGTGCGGCGTTCGATCGCTCGGCGCACGAGTTGGTCCGCGGTGGTGAGGTCCTGACCGGTGACGACCTCGAGGCGGTGGAAGGACGCTGTCGCTTCCGCGTCACCGGTTTCCAGGTTCGTGGTGATCTTCGTGGGCTTGAGGATCCCCACCACCAGGTAGGTCTTCTCCGTGTTGTTGATCATCAGCGCGTTCAAGTCGCTGAGACCGTTGTCCTTCGGCAGAGCATTGCTGAGCTTCGTCATAGCTGGTCCTCCGAGTACGTCTTGTGTGGGTCGGTCTTGGCTTGGCCAATGACCCTGATGGTGATGACCCCTCCGGGATCCGTGGGGTGGCCGGTAAACGGGTCCTTCTGGATCGAGACGACGCCGCCCGCGAGCGCGTCCGCCGCGTCCGTGATGAACGCATTCAACTCACTCAGTGGGATCTCGCCTCGGAATCTGGTCTCAAACGTGATCGTCTGCCCCAACATCGTCATGACTGGTCCTCCTGGTGGTGAGTGCCTCACGTAGTCGGCTGGCTGCGTCTTCTGGGGTGTGTCCGTCCCACGCTGGGGGTAGGTCCACATCAGGGATGTCGAACATGTCCCAGTGCTTTGCCTCGTAGTGGTTGGACACCTGCCCAGTGGGGAGCTGGGCGGTGACTACGAACCAGCTACCGCCGAAGCAGGGCACGCCGTCAGCGTGGTTCCAGGACTTCACCACCTCGATGCCCGCCTCGTACCAGCCACGGGCTGCGTGGGCGTTGTAAAGCATTCGGTACTCATACAGCTCATCGAACGTGTGGTAACCGTCAGAGATCTGGCCCGTGGCGCTCATGACTGGTCCTCCTGGTCGTAGGTGGAGACGGCTTCTGTGAGCTGGATACCCAGTTGCTGTGCTTGCTCCCATGTGAGCTGGGTGCCGTAGTACTGGTCCGATCCGTGGCCGAACTCTGCTGGTACTGCGGTGATGAACAGGCCGTGCTCGTTGGCGTAGATGTGGAACTTCGCGGGTTCCACGGTGGAGTCGAACGTTCCGAGATCCAGCTCTTCGGGGGTTTGCTTCTGGTCAGACATGGGATTAGTTCCTTTCGGTTATTTCGGATAGATCAAACCTGTGCGCCGTGGCCGGCTCCCTGGGGAGCACAGCGAGCGCGATGGTGGTGAGTAGGACCAGGACCGCGGTGTCTGTCGTGAGGGCGAGCATTGCGGTGGCGAGGTAGGTGATGATGATGAGGGTCATTGGGTGGTGTCTGGGGTCGTCTGTAGTTCTTCGTCGACGCTGTCCCAAATGAGGCTCCACGCTCGGTGCTGTGGTGGAGTGCCCAGCATGGTCAGTGCCTTTTCTGTGGCTTCATCCTTTGTCCTGGCCAGCACCGAGAGCTTTCTAGCTTTATCCCAGCGCGGGTAGTAATAGCCGGATGGGTCGGCGTCGATGCTTCTGCCTTTGAATCGGTAGGTCGGCTCAGTCATTGGATTCATCCAGTTCAGCGAGAGTCATCCCGTGACGGCTGGCGTCCAGCTCGTCAAGGGTGATGACCCGTTCGTAGGTGGACTCGAAGATCTCCGGCTTACACGGGTAGAACTCGCCAGCCACGCCACGAATCACGTAGTCACCGACGTTCACCCAGTGCAGCCCCTCCAACGTGGAGATGACCATGCGCCCGTCAGATGGGTCGATGCTTACCCCGCTGGCTGGGCGTGGTTTCCCTTCTTCGGTCACCGCGAGGAAATCAAACGAGCCGAGTGTGTTCTTCTCGATCCACTGGTAGACGGCGTGTGTCTCAGCGTTCGTTCCCGCGAATTGCATCGCTTCGATCACGACGAGCTTCTTGCGGTACATCAACGGTTCCAGCATCAGTCAGTTCCTTTCGGTTATTTCGGATAGATCAAACCTGTGCGCCGTGGCTGGCTCCCTGGGGAGCACAGCGAGCGCGATGGTGGTGAGTAGGACCAGGACCGCGGTGCCTGCCTTGAGGGCGATGGGGGCGGTGGCGAGGTAGGCGAGGACGATGAGGGTCATGTCTTCGCTGGTTCTTTGATGGGCTCGGGGGCGCTGAGCGCTTCGTGGAGCTGTTGCTCGTCTCCTTCTTGGAAGCACCAGCTCTTGCCTTGGATCTCGCGGAACATCCATTTGGCTCCGGGTTCGCCGCAGCACTCACCGATCTGGTGGTAGTCCAACGCATCATTGATCGCGAGGGGCGCGTGAGTGTCGCACGCGATGTACTGCTCAAAGTTGTCCAGGTCGCCGTGTATTACGTGCCATGCCGCCGGGAGATTACACAGTGGCGCGGTGTGGTCACCGCCGTCGTAGGTGCAACCTCGATAACCCGTTGTTGGCCGCGGCTCTCCGTTTGGCATTACCGTGGTTTTCACTTGGAACCACCGCCAAAGGCGGCGGTGAGGGCCGCGCGCATGCCGCACCGGTATACCTCAGCAACGGGATGGTCCATTTCGGCGAGTCGATCCCATGAGAGATGCAGTGACTCGTCGATGTGCGGATTCTGGGCTTCGTAGAATCCCTTGCACGCGGCTTCGACCGCGGCATCAGTAACCGGGGTCCCGTCGATCACCTGCTGTTCAAGAGTCCTCGCAGCATTAGCGAACGGGCCCCACACCTGGGCGGACCCAGGCACCGCGCCTAACGCCTCCGACACCCCACGGGCTGCCCGCGTGAGTAGCTGCCGCTCCTGGCCAGACAGAAGGACGTACCGGCTGGCATCGTTGGTGGTCATGTGGTCATCTCCTCAATCCAGGGGCGAAGGTGGCGCGCGGCGCGGTCCTCGTCCTCCCGTTTCTGCTGTGCTGCGAGCTCCTCGGCGGGAACCGGTTCCCACTGGCCAACGGGGCGGCGTTCGATGCGCACGTTCCCCCGGCCCTCGTAGTGGCACTTGTCGTGGTAGCGGTACGACCGGTATTCGGAGTAGGCCGAGGCCAGTGTGTTCTGCGCGGGGTAGAACACCTCCGTGTCGCCCTTGGCCAGGTCACGGACGATGCCGTACTGGTACCCGTCGTTGATGTAGTTCTCAGTGCGAACGCTCATCGGGTTACCTCCTGCCCGTTGGCCGGAGCTGTGGCGCATGCTTCGGGGACTTCTCGCCAGGTGCCGTTACCTCCGTTGTTGAAGCCCACGGACACCTGGAACGTGCCGCTAGTCCTGTCGTCAGCGGTCGCCGTGACATTCACGCTGACGTCGTTTGACAGCAGATGCCGGCGAGCGCGTTTGCAGATCTCTTCTGCCAGAAGGTTCAAGCGGTTCAGTGGGTGGCAGGGGCCGACCTCGATCGTCCAGGTTTCGTCCTTCACGGAACGGCCCACGCGCTCCACATGAACCTCGTGCATGTACAGGTGCTCGGTCATGACACCCTCCGCAACGGGTTACGCACACTCCGGACCCCGTTGGCCGGCACACCGCGAGCGCGTCGGGCGGCGATGTGGGGGTCTATTTCGGCGAGGTCGGGTTCTGGCCAGCGTGCGTAAATGTCGGTGAGGCCGTCATCGCGTTTGCGTGAGGTTGCTTCGCAGCCGCGGTTCTTCCAGTTCGATATCGCTGAGCTGTTCTTCGCTGCTTCTTGGACGAGTGCCCACTTGCCGGGGTTGTCTTTGAGTTGGGCGACGATCTCGGCGCGTTCACGTGAGGCGGCGCGTCCGGTGCCGGCCTTGTTCTCTGGTGGTTCCTTCCACTTGATGCTCATGGTTGTTCTCCTGCTCGGGATGGGTGATGGGTGTTCGGGTGGTGCTTGTCTTAGAACGGGGGTTCCTCGTCGTCGGGGTTATCGGGCATGCCCGCGAACGAGTCCTGCGCGCCGCCTCCGGCCTGGTTCCAGGGGTCGTTGCCCTGCTGGGGTTGCTGCTGGCCGTGGCCACCCTGGCCGCCGAAGCCACCCGTGTTGCCGTAGGACTGGCCTCCGCCGAAACCTTGCTGGCTGTTGCCCTGCCCGCGTGAGTTCCGGGTGACTCGTGCGGTCGCGTACCGCAGCGACGGGCCGATCTCGTCTACGTCCAGCTCGTGGACGGTGCGGCGGTCGCCTTCCTTCGTCTCGTACGAACGGGCCTTCAACCGGCCCTGCACGATCACGCGGGTTCCTTTGCTGATGGACTCCGCCATGTTCTCTGCCATCTCCCGCCAGGCAGTGCAACGCAGGAACAGCGTCTCGCCGTCCTTCCACTCGTTCGACTGCTTGTCGAAGAACCGCGGGGTGGACGCGACCGTCACGTTGCCGACCGCGGCACCCGAGGGCGTGAATCTGAGTTCCGCATCGGCGGTAGCGTTACCGCATATCGTGATTACTGTCTCGCCGGCCATCAGGCGACCTCGATTCCTTTGCTCGTGATGTACACATCGGGTTCGTCGTACTGGGCGCAACCAGGGCACAACCACTCGCCGTTGGTCCGCTGCTTCCAGCCCTCACGCTCCGCGAGGTTTCTCAGGCCGGCGGCGCCGGCTTCCTCTCCGTACTGGCCATAGGTTTGGGTGTCCACGCACATGGCGCACACAATCGTGATGGTCACTTACGCCACCTCGCTCTCGGGCTGCTCGAAGTCGATACCCCACAGGCGCGCGAGGCGCTGCGCCTCAAAGACTTGGAGCTGCTTCCGCGTCAACAACGCGTGAGCCTCATCCAGCAGGGAGTACGCGCCGATAGCCTCACCACGTGCCATGTCCCGCTCACGCGTACGATCCGCGGTGATCTGCTGCTGATCCGCTAACGCACCCTGAAGCTGGGCGACACGGTTCTCGGTCACGACCTCGTGACGCTGCGCCAGGCGGGCGCGCAGCTCCCCGATCGTTTCCTCAAGACCAGCCACGGTCTCCTGCAAGCCCACGACGGTCTGACGGTGCGTTGTCCGCTCTCGATCCAATTCCGTTCGGACCTTGTCCGTGCGCTGCTCCGACCGAGACAACGCCTGCTCCGCGTGCTGACGACGCGACCGCTCCCCCGCCAACACCTGACGCTCACTACGCAGCGTGGCCAGCAGGTTCAGCACGCGGCCGTGGTTCACGCCCACACGGCCGGCGACCTTCTTCACCGCCTGCACACGCTCCTGGCCCAGCTCCCGGCCGCGCTTCTTGTAGTAGTCCAGTTCTTGCGCCAGCTTCTCCACCTGACGGCGAGCCTGGAACCGCTGCTGCCTTAGCTGCGCGTTCTCCTGCTCCAACTCGTGCATCCGCTTATCCGTCTCGGTGAACAACGGCTGCCCGATACGGTTTGGGTCGCGGTACTTGTACCCCATCACCGATCACCGTCCCGTGACTGCACAGACGCCGCGTACTCATCCAGCGGCACAGCCTGGAAGAACGAACGATTCAACAAGGCACGCTGATGACGGGCCCGCTGCGCCGATGAGATGCGGATACCGATCACACCGCCAGCCACCACAGCCACACCCAGCAGCAACACCAGGTGCAGAGCTTCGATAAGAGTCAGCATGGGACCTCACCCACCGACGCGTACTCGTCCTCGATATCGGCGCCCTCGTCACCGATGGTCCGCAGCACATGGGCTACGTAAGCCACGGCCTCGTCGTACTCATCAAAGGACTCAAGCAAGAACGGACGGTCATCCTCGATCAGCTGCACATGCCAATCACCGAAATGACGGTGAGCCTGACGGCCCAGCAGGTTCTCCGGCGCAGACGCCGGCAACCTCAGCAAAAACGACTCGTCAGCCTTGGCGATCTGCAGGAACCTCCGACGCCCTTGAGCAGACCGAGGCGGAGTGCCCGTCACGAACGTCGCAGCGGGCTTGAACACACGCGGGTCCAGCGGGTGATACGCCGCAGCAGCCTTCATGTCCGCCGAAACCTGCGGCGGCATCAGCAAAAACTCGTCCTGCGTTGCATTGGTCGCACGGTTGAGGGTCTCGCCGATCCCCGCCAACGCGGCCATGAACTTTGCCATGTCAGCCATGACTGACTCCTTCTGTCTTGAACAGCTGCCACACGCCGAGCACGATCAGCAGCACGAAAATGAATGTGATGTTTCCGCCGCCGGCCAACCAGGCCTCGAGCGGATCCGGGATCACCGCGCACACCCCGGCGAACAACCAAGCCAGGACATCGAGAACAGCGCTCATCGCTGACCACCCCCGTAAAAGGCCGGCATCGCCTCACCGAAGGGCACGCCCTCGGCCACGAGCTCCGGCTCCGGGGCTTCGTCGGGTTCATCCGCCGGCTGTCGCTCTCCCGCCAGGACACGGCCTAGCTGGCCGAAGTCCTCTGCCGAGACCTCGCGGATCTCAAGATCAGCGGCGAACTGGCCCCCGATGAAGATCTGCGCGGGCGCCCACTCCGAATCGCCCCAATGGACCTCGAACGCCGGGCCCGCTGACATCTGCGTACGGAACGCACCCGACGCCGCACCAGCGATACCGCAACGACGCTCACGCGCATCACGCCACCGGGCCAACCCCTGGAACTCCTTCGGCGGGTCCGTACGATGATCCGTCACCGTCACCACCGCATACATGCGCTCACTCATGCCGCCCTCCGATCTGATTCCTTATGAGCCGCCTTCGACCGCGGCGTAGTACGAAATGGGCTAGGAGTCTCAGGCGTGAGAACTTCCGTGGCCGTGGGCTGGGGCTTCTTCACCGGGGTCCGGCGGAACTGCTTGAGCAGCGCGTCGATGTCTTCCTGGAAGAAGAGGATCTTCCGCCGCCCACCGCGGTGATGCTGGATCTCGTTGCGAGCGCACATGCGTTTGAGTTCGGACTCGGAGAACAGGCCAGTGATCTGGGCTGCTTCGGCTGCCGTGTACCTGGGTATCTTCTCGACCGTGCTCATCAGGCTGCCTCGCCTTCGGTGATGAGTTGGGTCTGTTCGGCGACCTGAGCAAGTCCGAGCTTGCGGCGGAGGAAATCCACTCCGGATGGCTGGACCCTGGTGGTGTAGGAGATGCCGCTGGTGCCGTCGTGGCGTTCGAACTCGTATGCCTTCACCGCGAAGTGGTGCATGTACTTCTGATACGGGGTGTTGCGCATCGCGCCCTTGGCGATCATCACGCCGTTGTTGCGCATCATCGTGAAGATCTTGTTCTGGCTGATGCCGTGCATCTTCGCGACATTGCCGATTGAGTAGGTGCCGTCGGCGGAGATGAACGCGTCGTAAGCCTCAGACTTCGGTTCGAGTTCCTGGGCGTAGCTGGCCATCGCTTCCCTGTCCTTCTCCGCACGGACCCGTGCAGCGCGCTCTTCCTTGAGGTCCGTGGCCAACCGGATCAAAGTGTCCGGGTCCGTGAGGACTTCCTCGAGCTTCGAATCAGTGAGGTAGCCGCCGTGCTTACGCACCGATGGCAATACCTCGTTAGTGACCCAACGGCGAAACGGTTTGGCACCTTCGGCGTTTGAACGGAAGATCGCGTCGTAGAGGCCGGACTCGTTCAGAACGGAAACTTCTTGATCTCCCCCAGGGGTACGCACTTTTGCGTACCCTTTGTCTTCCTCTTCGATGCGGCGGGTCAGGTCTGGCGCGTTGCGGTAGTTGAGCACCTTGGACACATCGGAGGCCACGAACCATGGTTCGCCATTGACCTCCACTACGCGGAGGTCATCTCCGTGCCACATGAATGTCGCGAGTTGCTGGTTCATGCCGCTGTCCTTCCTCTGTGACGTGGTTGCTCTTGCGTTTGCGTCTTGGGTTTCCGGTCGTCGTGACCGGGAATATCGGACACTTTGGTCAAAAAAAGATCTTCTACGCCGACGCCCAGTGCGTGGGCGATGCGTAGTGCTGGGTCGGTGCTCAAGGTCTTCACCTTGCCCGCCATCAGGCGGCCTAGGTAGCTGTGCGATTTCCATCCCGCGATCTTGGCGAGTTCTCGCTGCGAGACGTCCTGCACGATCATGAGGCGCTTGAGCTTCTTCGGGTCCCGTAGTTCCATCCAGATCGCTCCGATGCCGTAGTTGTCGCTGACGAGTTTCACTGTACGGTATTCCCTTCCAGGTGTCCACTAATTACAGACAACTTTATGCCCTAGGTGTCCACTGCGCAACAACTAATTTCCGCGTGGCGCTTGGCACTGGGGGTTTTGCATGGTTCAACTGGTAAATTTCTGGTGTCCACCATTTCGGTACGGTGTCCGTTTTTCCGGTCACCAGCCCGTTAGCCTTCCCCGATCGGTTCCACCAGGATGAACTCTGTGAACACGTCCAAGACCCTCGGAACGCTGATCCAGGAGCGCAAGAACAGCAACGGCTGGTCCTTCCGCGACCTGGAAAACCGCTCCCCCAAAGGCGCCGGCCTCAACAAGTCCCGCTGGGGCGAGCTACTGCGCGACGAGGTCAAAACGTTCAACGGGGAACAGCTCCGCGGAATCGCAGAAGCACTGTCCGTGCCGGCGCACGTCGTCGGCCGAGCAGCCCTCGCATCCATGGGACTCCCCGAAGGCGGCACCACCGCCCGAACTGTCGAGGACGTCGTTCGCACCGACTACAACCTGAGCGAGCACGACCGCCGCATCCTGCTGGCAGTGCTCACCGCAATGCGAACGGAGAGTGGACCTGATGGACGCACCGAAGAAGAAGTCACGGAACCGGGGACGCAAGAGTCGTATCCGCCGGCCATGTCCCGCGCCGGGGTGAGCCCGGCATACGACCCCGACCAGCACCGCCTCTACGGCACCAAGACGGAAGCCACCGAGACCGCGCGCGAAATAGTTCAGGCCGAACAACCGGGAGTCACTGCGGTGCCGGCGGCGCCACGGCCTGACGAGTACGCACTGGCGGCCAGCGATGAACCCTCCGAGGGACGGGCGCGTCGTAGTATTCAAGACACTGAGGCGGAAGCCTCGCAGGACGACGGGGATTGGGACCCCGCGTAGCCCCCACTGCATCAGGAGCGAGCATGCACACGATTACCCAGGAGCAACGCGACCAACTACTGACCGACGAGATCGCCCGGCGGAGCGGGCGGGTGAAGGATCCGCTCGAGACGACAGTGGTCTACCGAGATGACTACGCCGTTTGCCTCAAGTACTCACGGCCCAAAGCCGGATTCATCCAAGGCCTAGTCAACCTCTCAGTCGGAACCATCGGCGGGGTCGTGGCGCTGACCTTCCATATCCTGCTGATCTGCATCTCTTTCGGGCTATGGCTGATAGTCCTCCTGCTCATGGCTCTCTCCCAGTCCAAGAAAAACGGGATCACCACACCTGGCCTGGAGATCATCACCGTCGACGACACTGGCGCCGTTAACACGCGCAAGGACAACGTCTACAACGAGAAGACGGCCATCAAGAAGCTCCAAAAAGCAGCCAAGAAGCGGGAGAAGACGACCATTGCATGATCCGCACAAACAGCAGGACCGGGCCGCTGAAGTGTCACGGGATTCTTACGGATTGGGCGGGTCATGACCGGGCTGTGTTTTTCAAGAATCGCACTAGACTCAGTGGAACAGGGTGGAACCGCGTGGATTCAAGGAGGTGGACGCGTTTATGGATCTCATAATGGAGGCCCCGATCATGACTCGATCGGATGCCGCGCACCTTCTCGGCATTTCGCGTGGACGCCTAAGTTCGTGGACATCAGGTACAGCACCGTTGGTTCAGACGAGCACGGTCCCAGGGTTCCGAGTAACTTTCCCGCTCATTGGCTTAGCAGAGGCGCACATCTTGGATGCTCTTCGCCAGCAGTTCAGCATGCAGCGGATCCGTTCGTTCGTCGATCGTGCTGCAGACAGGTTAGACGATCCCCATCCACTGTTGAATCCTGCCCTGGTTACCGATGGAGTGGACGCGTTCCTAGACTTCCTGAAGGTCGACGGATCGCTATTGCGCACGAAAGATCAGCAGCTGGCGCTCCGCCCAGTACTAGCCGATCATCTGAAGCCACTCGGTTTAGATGCCGACGGCCGCTTATCGAGCTACCGAGTACATCGCTTCGAAAACCCCGTGACAGTCGACCCCCGATTCAACGGTGGAGCGCCATCGTTCACTCGGAATCGCGTGCCCTTGTACGGCCCGGCGGGATATTTGGCGGGCGGGGATCTCGCGGCCAGCGTGCAAGCCGACTTCGAGCTGAGGGACGGCGAGCTTCGTGACATCCAGAACCACCAAGAATGGATCCTTGCGTTCAGCTAAACCGCACTTTTTGCTCGATCGCGGCCTTACTCCGAGACTTGCCACTGCCCTGCAACGCGCTGGCTTCTCCGCAAGCCACTTGAATGACATTAACGGGCAACACCCCGCAGAAGACATGAGCGATCACGAGGTGTTTGCATATGCCCAAGAACATGGCCATGTACTGCTGACCAAGGACAAGAAGATGGCCCGCCGGCCTACGGAAGCCGCAGACATCATGGAACGGGGCTTACAGGTGTTCTGCCTTGCCAACCAGCAATACACCAAAGAGGAACAGGCATACGCGCTGGGCCGTCATATCCTGCAGATCCTACGACGATGCCGCGGTAGTGGCCCGTTCTTCTGGCGCATCTACATTGACGATAAAGTATTGCGGGACCTGCCGCGCATCTAACGCTTTATGCGTGTCCCACACCACGTCTACAGTCGAATGCATGTTCGATCCCTGGGCTACGGTGATCGAGCTTGGTATCGACGTGCACCTGATCCCCCTCGAGCGGCTGTCTGGCTGCACCGACGGCACGACGATCTGGCTCGACACACGACTGACGACCACTGAACGCCGCTGCACGCTCACCCACGAGCTCGTGCACCTATCCCGTGGCCACGAAGGCCATCAACCACCCACCGTGGAAGAGTCCGTGCGAGCCGAAGCCGCGCGCCTACTCATCCCCTGGGACACCCTGGCCGCGCACGCACAGTCACAGGCCAGCGTCTACGACCTCGCCCACGAACTCGGCGTCACACCACGCACCTTGGCCGACCGTATCCGGTACGCGAGCGCGGAGGAACGGTGTCTGTTGCAGGGGCACGTGTGAG